TGCCCTGACAAAAAAACAGCAGCCAAATATGTCCTTATATTTTCTTCCCGTTATGCAAGGATAACCTATGAGGGAATGTATGAGTTCTTACATATACACGGGATTAAAGAAGATTTTGACGACATAGCCGCAATGACAGACATTCCAGACATAGACCTTCCGATGTTCTATTTGGATTATATGACCGACATCCAGCCAGACAACTTTAATGCGGAAAACATTGAGCGATTAGCCGAAGGACAACCAAAGATGATAGAATGCCCTAACTGCGGTTTTAAGTTTGAGAAATCAAAAGATTATTCATTCGGAAAAAAAGAATATGAAAGCCGTCCTGCCGAAATTAAAGAATAATGTTGCACATCTGGGAGAAGATGCATCAATATCCGTATTATGCGGTGGGAAGACTCTATACCGCAATCAATCCCTTAACGAATATGTCTTTATTCTAGCATCCCAACTTGTGCCAAAAGCTTTTGAGAGACTTTCTATAATCTACAATCCCTGGCAAATAATACCACACTTCTTTGAATGGGACTATATCTTCGACAGGTTTCGTGATAATAAAGCTTATGACAAAACCCTCAACCGTTATAAAGAATGGGGATTGAATAAGATATGCATGATGGATTTCTCTGTCTTTTATAGTGATCCCGAAGAACGCCAGTTAAAAAATATGGAAACAAATTTCGAGAGAGCCATCTATGCACAGGAAAAAGGATTTGAAATAATATTCAACTACAACAATATACTTGATATCGAATACAATGATTGTTTTCCCGAAAATCTCGGAACAATGATTATTGACGACAACCACTCGGAAACAAAATGGTTCTACCGTGAAAATATAGCATTAAGAAAACTTCTACAAATCACAAAAATCGAAGATGTTATATTTTTGTCAGGTAAAAAGACATTGCAACACAGGTCAGGAATGTTGAAAATACTTAAAGATCAAGGTGTTATGATTCACGTCATACCTTCACAATGGGAAGCAATAGGACTATGGCAGAAACAAAAAAAAGATACCCGCAACGCAGAAGCTCTACAACACTGAAAAAGGGCGACAAAATAGCAGAGGTTGAAGTCGACTGGAACGAAGCAGATAAACTACGGAGGATCGGTTGCACTTGTGAAGAAATGGTAGCTGTTTTAGGCGTGTCATGGTCAACAATGGAGCGCAAGTGCAAGGCTGTTCATGGAATCCCTTTTGACGAGTATGTAAAAAAGGGAAACCAGAATTTCAAAGTTTCATTAAGACGATTACAGGCTCGTGGGGCTCAGGGGTACACGGAAATCATAAGGGATGAGCAGGGAAATATACTTGAACGTAAGTATAATCCTCCAAACATAACAATGCAAATTTGGCTCGGTAAACAATTCCTGAACCAGAAAGAAAAGTCCGAGATTGATCAGAATATTAATCTTCCGACTTTGCCCGATATAATCATTAAATAAAAATGGGGTTTGTTTTGAACACGACATATTACACCGGAAATGTTTATGAGTGGAATCTTCCAAGCGGGTACACTTGCCCATTTGCTAAGGAATGTAAAGTTTATGTTGATAGGATAAGTGGAAAATTTCTTATCCCAAAAGGTAAATTCAAGTGCTATGCCGCTTATGCGGAACGCTACCCTGCTGTAAGGAAAAGTCGATGGGAAAATCTTAAACTGATCAAAAGTGGTGGCAAACCACAATTGCCAACAGATTGTGAGAATGTAAGAATCCATGCTTCCGGGGATTTCTTTACGCCTGAATACCTTAATTTGTGGATTGAAATAGCAAAAGAAAATCCTAAAATAAACTTCTGGGGATTTACTAAGTCTATAAAATATTGGTTGATAGTCAGAGATCAGATACCATCAAACCTTATTCTTACTGCCTCCTATGGGGGTTTGGATGATGAGTTGATTGAAAAAAATAAACTTAAGCACGCAAAAGTCTATCTCAAACTAAGTGAAGTACGAGAAGGTATGCCTATTAATATAAATGATGATTATGCAAGAAAACCAGAAGTATGTTTTGCGCTTCTTGATAATAAGAAATATTCTTATGATGATATGATGAGTAAAAATTGAAAACAAGTATGGAGATTATTGAAAAAATAACTCAGAAAGTATCAGCACCTCAGAAGGCAGTACTTAGGAGCCTTTCGCCAATTTCACTTTTTCTTGCCGGAGTGGGATCGGGAAAAACTCACATGCTTGGAATAAAGACCATGCAGCTTATTAAGAAGTTCCCGAATGTTCGTGGTTTCATCGGTGCAAATACTTACTTGCAATTAGAACATTCAACGCTTTTCCGAATAAGAGAATACTGGAAGTCAATAGGCGTTCACGAATACAATAAGGATTCAAGGCCATTTGGTCAATATGTCATAAACAAAACACCTCCTTCGGGATGGCCTACGGATGGTCATTCGTTTGATTCTTACTATGGCATAATAAGTTTCTGCAATGGTTGTGTTGTGTTTGTAGGTTCAATGGATAATGCTAAAGCACATGAAGGAAAAGAGTTCGGATGGGCTGTCCTTGATGAGACGAAGGACACTAAAGAAGAAGATGTTAAAGAGATCATTATCGCAAGAATCCGTCAGAAAGGGATGTATATTGTCGATGGATTATTGTCTGAAACAGGAACAGCCAAAGAACAATATAATCCGCTATTTATTGCTACTTCACCCGCAAAAGTCGACTGGATCAATAATTGGTTTGGACTTGATAAGTACATTGACGAGATTTCCGCAAGGATTTACAACAACAACGACTTTTTCCAACTTCAAGTTGAAGATAAATTTATAACCATTTCTTCGACTTATCATAATGTTCAAAACGTAGGTGAGAATTACATAAACAATGTCCTGACGCAAAACACTAAGGAACGTGGCAAGGCTCTGATATATGCGAATCCCTTCACCTTAACCGGAGGTGAATTCTATTCTTCTTTCGACAGGTTAAAGCATGTCAAAAAGGTTCATTATCTCTCTAATTTACCTATCCATATATCATTTGACCAAAACTCCGTTCCTTATAATTCTGCTTCAATCTGGCAGATAGACTACATTGAAAACAAATATATTCTACGGGCTATTGACGAGATCACTTTGCCAAACCCCCGCAACTCGACAGAAGAAGTATGTGACGAATTTATACGAAGATACCCGGATCACAAGGCAGGGCTTTTCTATTACGGTGATGCTACGGGAAGAAACCGCACAACGATGTCGAAAGAGTTTAAGCATCATTACGAAATAATTGAATTCAAACTTAAAAAATACCTTAACAACTACTCTGATT